ATGAAAAAATTAACAGTGGCAATTTCTGCTGTAGCTGCATCAGTACTGATGGCGATGTCTGCTCAGGCAGCTGAAATTTATAATAAAGACAGTAACAAGCTGGATCTGTACGGGAAAGTTAATGCCAAGCACTACTTCTCCTCTAATGATGCAGATGATGGTGATACTACTTATGCCCGTCTTGGCTTCAAAGGTGAAACCCAAATCAACGATCAACTGACTGGTTTCGGTCAGTGGGAATATGAATTCAAAGGCAACCGCGCTGAATCTCAAGGTTCCTCCAAAGACAAAACCCGTCTTGCATTTGCAGGCCTGAAATTCGGTGACTACGGCTCAATCGATTACGGCCGTAACTACGGTGTAGCATACGACATCGGTGCGTGGACTGACGTTCTGCCAGAATTCGGTGGCGATACCTGGACCCAAACAGATGTGTTCATGACTGGTCGCACCACTGGTGTTGCAACCTATCGTAACAACGACTTCTTTGGTCTGGTTGATGGTCTGAACTTTGCTGCTCAGTACCAAGGCAAAAACGATCGTAGCGATTTCGATAACTACACTGAAGGTAACGGTGATGGCTTCGGTTTCTCTGCTACCTATGAATACGAAGGATTCGGTATCGGTGCAACTTATGCGAAATCTGATCGTACCGACACTCAAGTTAATGCAGGGAAAGTTCTTCCTGAAGTATTTGCTTCCGGTAAAAATGCAGAAGTTTGGGCCGCAGGTCTGAAATATGACGCTAACAACATTTACCTGGCCACTACCTATTCTGAAACCCAGAATATGACTGTATTTGCTGATCACTTCGTTGCTAATAAAGCCCAAAACTTCGAAGCTGTTGCACAATATCAGTTCGATTTCGGTCTGCGTCCGTCCGTTGCTTACCTGCAATCTAAAGGTAAAGATCTTGGAGTATGGGGCGATCAGGACTTAGTCAAATATGTTGATGTAGGTGCAACCTATTACTTCAACAAAAATATGTCTACTTTCGTTGATTACAAAATCAACCTGCTTGACAAAAATGACTTCACTAAAGCACTCGGTGTAAGCACTGATGACATCGTTGCTGTAGGTCTGGTTTACCAGTTCTAATCTGATTACGAAAAAGATATGTTGCGGGAGGCGTTGCCTCCCCAACATATAAGTGGCTCCCTCAAGCCACTTCCTTTAGAAGCACAACCTTGCTTCTAACTATATAAACCTTCTGTTATATATTACCCTTTATTTTTGGGGGCGTCTCAACGCCCCATTTTTAATAATTTTTAGTAAACAATTGGCATATTAATTAGAGTTATTAACAACGATATCCATCTCTAACCGGATATCTAATGCCATTAACATCCCTTCAATTATGCCCTCAGCCTTCTGTAACCTTTTCCCGATATAACCATCAGAGCAGCAATGCTTACCTGCCAGTGACATGAATGTCATACCGACTACATAATAATCTACTAATAAATCGTGCAAATCGCTGTTGTTCTTTTTCAGACGGGCCATGCACCCGCAAATAATCATCGCGTCATCGTCACAACATTGCGGGCGAGATTTTACTTTTGAAGTAATTAATCCCTTAAAACCGGCGGCAATGGACGACCAGGTCACATCTTCATGATTATTAGCCGCCCACGCTCCCCAACGCTCAAGAACCATCTGAATATCACGCATCAACTTACTCCACAAAAATCAGACCAGAACGCCAATTACAAGCAAAAATCAACAAAACAGTATTAGTTGATTGTTATCTCTGACTTCATACTCCTGCTCCTGTCAGGGTTTTGGCGTAATTCTTCAGTATTCGGTAATCGGTCAAAACAGAACCGGGGAAACGATATAAGCGCAGATGCCCCCAGCGGTGGCGAAGAAGTTCTGCCATATAAAACTCAAACATCATTCATTCCCCATTTCGGTGATGGTCAGTTCCAGCCTCCCACCTTTGGTAACAGGCATCTTCACAACGCGGTAATCAACGACCTGAGCATCATCCAGCCAGAAACCTGCTTTGGTGAGTGCGTCAAAAGCGGCTTTTTGCAGATTATCCAGGTCACGGCGACGGCGATCCGGCATGTGGCACTCAATACGGATTTTCACTGGCATAGCCAGGCCGATATCCAGCATTGCGTTTTTAATGATTCGGGTGACGTTATCGCGGTATGCCTGCCCTTCTGCGCTGATGTGCGTGCGCCCGCGATTATGGCGGTAATAGCGATTATTGCTCGGAGGCCAGGGTAATGTGATGCTGTAGGTATTCACGCCTTAATTACCCCCTCTTTCAGCCAGATAACCTGCGTTCTCGCCATACCTTCCAGCGCGCATTCTTTTGCATATCCAGCGTCAACAAAATGCGTGCGGCGGTCGATTTCGTCGTGGCAGGCAGAACATGCAATGGTGGCAATCAGGTCTGGCGGTTTCGTACCGGTGCCGCACAATCCAGTCAGCCGGATATGTGCCAGTACAGACGTTTCAGGGTTGCCATTACATACGCCAGGGATTCTTACCTGGCATTCCCGACCACGCGCTGCTTTTCTCAAATCAGCCATGATTCCTCCTTGCTGCCAGTCGCAACCATTTTTTATCAACCAGGCTAGCGGTATATCCGAGCAGTGTTGGTATTTCGGATGGCTTCAGCTCAGGTTTACGCTTACGACGATTTGGTACTTTGTAGATGTGTCCGTTCATGACACGAATAAGCGGTGTAGCCATTACGCCTCCTGCTTGTCGCGCAGCAGCTGGAACTCGCAGCTCTGCGGAATAGTCAGGTGGCAGCCAATATTCATCGCCCAGGCTTCAACCTTACACAGGAAGACATACATCTCTCCGGTATCAAGATCGGAGGTATGGCGTAACGACTGGATAGTAGTGATTTCGCCGGTTACGACATCAACCAGGTCCTTGGTTTCATAACCGAGGTATGTGTGTTTGAGAGCATCTTTTACCCATGCTGCGGTAGCGAACGATTTCCCCCTGCTGATGAGGTATTCACTGATTTCGCTGTACCACATGTGGCTGAGTGCATTCTGGGAAAGACTGCGTCTCTCTCGCCACGGTTTAAGCACCATGCGAAAGCATTTGCCGTCTTCCAGATAAGGCTGGATCTGCTGACCGATAGCGGTGAAGTTACCGCGATGCAATTTGATGCCATCTTGTGGGAGGTTCACGCTTCACCTCCACAGAGGTCAAACGCTAGATGCAAAGAATTGCAGGTGCATTTCTGCATCTGTGAAAGGAGAAGATAGTTTGGATTGTATGTGCGCATAAACGTCCCCGTTTAGCGCAGAAGTCACCGGAGTTGTTCAGGCTCCGATTACTTAATTATGGCAAGTTGATTATCGCAAATCAAAGGTTTTAATTGTGCTTTATTCTTTCAAGCGTTTCCTTCATACCAAAGCCTATAAAGTTTTTCTTCTTCGTTTGGGTTAATAGGCTCACCATGTTTTAATTTTTCAGTGTACAAAATTGTTGAACAAATCGCGGAAGTTAATCCAGTGATCGCCATCTGCTGCAGATCGGATTTTTGTGTCCCCCCCAACAGACGATCTCCCATCCATGTAATAATTGTATCCATGCTTCAGCCCTTCTTAGTAAATAGTGTGTAGGGCGACTGAAGGACCGAGTTTATGCTTTTTCGCATTGCTTTCAGTTAGTAGACCGGTATCGCACCGGAAACAATCCTACGGCAAATTGGTTGTCTGACCTCTCGGTTTTTCGTGCATTAACCGATACCCACTACAGTCTCGGCGAAAGCTGCACACCCCCAAGGTGTACTGGTAGCACTCGGCACAGCCTAGCGCGCCACTTTCTTCTCACTATCCAGTCTAATTTTATCCCCTAGTCAGACACTCAGATGTAGTGCTCCGCAGCGGCATGCGGGGGAATACAAAAACTCGGACAAAATTGGGCCCTCCTTTTTGAATCACTCGCGGGGATGTAGTTATTAATACATGGGAAAAGATCTGTTTTCAAATCCAACATTATATGGTTTCAATACCACGGGGTGGCTATGTGGCTATGTGTTTCTCATTATTATTTACAATCTACTGTAATCGCTCCGAACGCAAATGCGTCAATACTCGAATCAACTGATCATCCTGCCACGACTGAAATCTCAAATAGGCCGTTTCTCAAGTAAGAGATTTTGAATGCATTATTGGCTACTGAAATAAAAAACCCAGCACCAACTGGGTTCATATGAAATTTTTTTGTCATTTCCAATTGCAAGACTGTGAAATTTTTTCCACAACCTTATCAATCTCAGACAAGTCAAACTCAACTACTTGCATAGTTGATCCATAAGGTTCAAACCCAAAAATAGCTTTTTTATGCTTAGCCAAGGTCTTTATAAATTGTATTGGTTGTGGAGCAAATGCAGAATCACCGCCTTCCCCACCTCCCCAAGCACTCTTGACCGGCTTTCCGCCATCTAACCGCACTGTAATTCTTGGGTTGTCCGAACCCATATAATCATTGAATGATAAATAGGCATCTGTTTTGTTATCACTACAACGCAACACCAGTGAAGTTGCACGATCAGTACCTGCTTTGTTATATGAATCTGGTGATAAATTAAGAGCCACAAAGTCAGTCTGGTCAGTCATTTTATTTATCTCAGACTTTGTTATCCACGGCCCTAACTTCTCTACACCAGCATTTGCAGTAAACGAGGCACTTATGACAAAGGCTATAATAAATTTTCTCATAACCCTATCTCCTTGGATTTAAAGAACTAAATATTATCAAGTCTCTTGCCACTAGAAAACCCACTTTATTTCCAAACTCTGATGGCATTCCTGAAAATCCGCTTCATACTCACTTGCCCCGCCCTATCATCCTGAGTAGCTAACCGTTAAACAAACGTTCGCCAGACCTTACCATCAATGACCAGGATTCCTGCCCGCGCCATTTTTGCCGCAGCCTGATTTATGCTGGTTAATGTCACACCTGTTGTCGCAGCAACGTCCGGCGCACAGAAGCTCTTGTGCGTCTCCAGATAATGAATAATTGCCTCTTTGCCCGTCATACAGTTGCTCCTTTCAGTCCGAACTTCGCTTTGATTTCTGCGATCTTCGCCAGAGCCTGTGCACGATTTAGAGGCCTACCGCCCATGACAGGAAGTTGTTTTACTGGTTCAGGTATCGCCTCACCACGGTTAATTCGCGCGGTCATACAGGTCAGCTCATCGGCAGCTTTACGCCGTAATTCCGCGTCAGTCAGCGCATTGGCCCGCATGTTCTGGTACAGGTTGGTAACCAACCAGTAGTGCGCGTTTGATTTCCATGGATAAGACTCTGCGTCCGGATACAGGCCACGCTTCCGGCAATACTCGTAAACCATATCAACCAGCTCGCTGGCGTTTGGCAGTCCGGCGGTAACGGATGCTTCTTCCCGGCACCAGGCGACAAACTGCCCGGGTGATGGCAGGAATGGTCGATTCTGCCGACGGGCTACGCGCATTCCTGCGTTAACCTGTTCCATTGTGGTGATCCCGTTTTCCCGGAAAGCCAGAACCCACTGGCGGCGGATTTCGTTCAGTTCGTTCTGGTCCCGGTTAGCCAGGCTCGCCGGGAAAGTTGCCAGTAACTGGCTGAACACACCGTTGATGATCCGCGCTACCTGCTGTACCTGCGGCTTTTCGTCGTACTGTTCCGGCATGTTGTTGGCGATCCGGCGCATCTGCTCACGGTCAAAGTTAACCATCTGTGCGGCGATGTTTTTCATAAATCCACCCCATAAATCCAGTCAGTGTTTGTCAGGTCGAGTTTTGATTTTCCGGCTGTCACGCCAGCCTGTTGCTTGTTACGGTTGATTTCGAGCTGGGTCCACTTGTCGCGGAGTTTGGCCGGACTTAGCACGTTACCGGACCAGAAGTTGTCCTGGCATGCCCAGCGGAACAGCACGCACATGTCGCGGTGGTTACGTCCGTCACGTTCACGCATCAGGCGGATATCGTTAGCCCACCCTGCAAAATTCGGTTTTCTGGCTGATGGCGCGATGGTCTTCACCATGTCAAACATCCACTCTGCGGCGGTCAGGTCTTCTGCTGTCCCCCACCTGCTGCCGCTCTGAATTGCAGCATCTGGTTTCTCCACAGGAAGATCGTTTTCTGGTTGGTCAGAGGATTCGCCAGAATTCTCGGACGAAAAAGGTTTTATATTGTCTTTTGTTAGTTTGTCTTTTGTGTTTACCTGATTCGGGTAAACGCCTTTACCTGATTTGGGTAAACTTTTCTTACCTGATTCAGGTAAATTTACCTCTTTCAGGTAAACTTTATTTTTCTTACCTGATTCGGGTAATGTTGACCATTCACTGACCACATTATTAATGCCGATATTCCGCCCGCTCTGAATAAGAATCCCACGCTTTACCAGAACGCTTTTTGCAGCAGAACACTTGTGCGGCAATATCCCGGTCAACTCGGAAAGTTGCTCGTTGCTCACCCAATCCAGTTTTTTATTAAAGCCATATGTTTTGCGCATGACAGCCAGGAAGACCAGAAGCTGGTGCTGTGTTAATCCGGCCAGCATCACAGCTTCCAGCAACTCATTTGCAATGCGCGTATAACCATCATCGAGATCTGCCACGCGCGGCTCCTTTTGTGCCGCATCCGGCACTGGAAAATTGAATATCTCAGCAGTGTTTGCCATAATTCCTCCCGCAATGAGTGTGTTACGATTTGCACCTGAAAGTCGGTTCTGTTCCCGCAGACCGACTTTCGCCATTTCTGAACCTGTCATATTGCCCCCAGCATGGTGGTCACCATCGCCATTAATGGACCAGCCAGATCCGGGTCCACACGAAACATCGACACAATACCTTCACTCATTTCCTTCAGTTTCTGGTGGCGTGGTGCGTTGAGAATGACAGCCTGTTTTGCCTCACTGAGTTCCTTTTCCATTTCAGCCAACCGAGTCATGAAGCTATCCTGCTCAACCAGGTAACCGCGATATTCCAGCGGTAGTACCGCCAGAATTGCCGGGGTCAGTTCACGCACGTTATTTCGGTATTTTTCAGAATCGAATTTGTTATCGAGGAAGCGGAACAGCTTCTGGCGTGCACGGCTGACATCATCAGGGAAATCGATGGTGCCGTCGCCCTGCTCCCGATACTCATTCACAATGAGTGCGGCAACGACATCCTGATTATCTACAGCCGACCAGGCGCGGACGGCATCACGGATTTTTTCGTGGCCTGGAGCTTGTTTTGTTTGAGAACGATTTATCACCGCAGTCGGAATAAATCCGCTAGTCTGTTGGTATGTAAGTGGTTGCATAATTGACTCCTTTAGTTTGAATTGACTGTTAAGTTGATTGCTTATTGTTAAAGAGCGTGAAATGGAAATTTAAGCTGCGTTCTTTTCGGTGTGTGGAAACAACTTCGGAAGATCCGGGCGAATCTGGTATGCCTTCACAACTCCACCAGTAGCCGTAACAATGCTGCCGACATGTTCAGGGGATACCTTTGCTTTGTTGTGAAGCCACTTATAGACGGCCTGCTGTGAAACTTCGCAGGCATCGCCTAGTTTCTTTTGTGAACCAACGATATTGATCGCTGTTTTGATTGCTGGGTTCATAACAACCTCCGTGGTTAATCCGAATCAAGATTAAAACTATGGTTGTTTTTAGTCAACAACCATTTTCGTTTGATGAAATAAAACCTTGGTTGTACATTTGATCTATGAAAACAACACTCTCAGAAAGACTTAAAGAAGCCAGATTAGCGCGAGGCCTTACACAAAAGGCGCTTGGGGATTTGGTCGGGGTTAGCCAGGCTGCTATTCAGAAAATCGAAACAGGGAAAGCTAACCAAACAACTAAAATCGTGGAGATCGCGAACGCTTTGGGTGTGCGCGCAGAATGGTTATCTTCTGGCGTTGGAAATATGTCAGACAGTACAGTGCAACCAATACAATCAACTGTCAGCCATTCCAAATACTTCAAAATTGACGTTCTTGATATAGAAGTCAGTGCCGGGCCAGGTGTAATCAACCGTGAGTTTGTAGAAGTTCTACGCTCGGTTGAGTACTCGTTTGACGATGCTCGTCACATGTTCGATGGCAGGAAGGCGGAAAATATCCGCATCATTAACGTGCGAGGTGACAGCATGTCAGGGACGATCGAACCAGGTGACCTGCTGTTCGTTGATATCACTGTTAAATCTTTCGACGGTGATGGCATCTATGCGTTTCTGTACGACGACACTGCCCATGTAAAACGTCTTCAAATGATGAAGGATAAGCTGCTGGTTATCTCTGATAACAAGAGCTACTCGCCGTGGGACCCGATCGAGAAAGACGAGATGAACCGGGTGTTCATATTCGGTAAGGTCATTGGAAGCATGCCGCAGACGTACAGGAAGCATGGTTAATTTATCTACGACTTAAGGGAGCGAAGGTTAAGGTTTATACCACTCGGATTAGATATTGCACTAAATTCTCTATAAGAACGCCAAATCTGTTTGCATATTTCAGTAAATATTCTCGTTGTTAGCTGAGATTTGTTGCTACTGTCAGCAAAATGTCCCCCTATCTCGTAGCGGTTTTTATTTCGAATCATTATGTTAAGATGTTTCTGATTATAATGAATGGAAACATAAAATGAGAAAAATCCTAATCGCTGCCATGATGGCATCTGTATTGGCTGGGTGTGCTTCTTCAGGCAACCAGCAACTCAAAAATGAAACTGAAATTAGTGTCCAGTCTAAACTTCAGGAAGGTAAAACAACCAAGAATGAGGTTAAATCTTACTTTGGTTCTCCTGATGCTGTTTCATATACTGACAGTGGAAACGAGATCTGGAAGTACGCCTTTGCAAAAGTAAAAGTTAATGGCACCACTTTTATTCCATTCTATGGATTATTCCATAATGGAACGAACGGTACGAAAAAAGAACTTACTATTCTTTTTAACGATGACACGATTAAGAAATACACAATGTCAGAAACCCAAATAAACTCGAAATCAGGTTGGGCTGACTGATAATCATACCCGGCAACCGCGCCGGGTTTTCTTTTCCTCCCCCTCATAACTCATACCGTCCAAAAAACCACCACACCTCACTTCAGTTATCGCTATGCGATGCAAGTCACAAAATAAATCCATCCTAAATACAACCAGTTATATTTAAAACAACCGACAAAACAACTTTTGTTGTTGACGATAAAACAACTATAGTTTTAAATAAATTCATCGCAACGACACAACGATACGGTAACCACCTGTTTCACCGTTGCGATGACCACTTAGATCCGCAGTTTGAATTTCAGCAGGCTTCGGGGAGTGCGAGGGGTGAAGCGGACGCGTGAACGTCGGTGTGACCAGCTGAAATCAACTCAACACTTCATACCTCAGTCGCTTCAACGAGGCGACTTAGTTATGACAACCGGCGGCCATCCACCGCCTGAATACGCGCAGAAGTCTCTATATGTTCAGCAGCCCAGCTTACGGGCAGGAGTTTTTATGGTTCATCAACATTACGGAACGCAGACCGTTAATCGAGGTGCGGTCATGCCAGGAATGCTGGTCAAACACAAAGATGGTACCTGGACTGCATCAGCTAATTTACGCGGACGGCTTTATCTGCATCGCGGCATCGAGCGCACTTATACCCGTGATTTGCTCGTGGAAGTTTTTCTCGACGGACGCGGTAACGGCCTGAATCGCTAATCCCCTTTCCTGTTTTCCTAATCAGCCTGGCATTTCGCGGGCAATATTTTCACAGCCATTTTCAGGAGTTCAGCCATGAACGCTTATTACATTCAGGATCGTCTTGAGGCTCAGAGCTGGGCGCGTCACTACCAGCAGATCGCCCGTGAAGAGAAAGAGGCAGAACTGGCAGACGACATGGAAAAAGGCCTGCCCCAGCACCTGTTTGAATCGCTATGCATCGATCATTTGCAACGCCACGGGGCCAGCAAAAAAGCCATTACCCGTGCATTTGATGACGATGTTGAGTTTCAGGAGCGCATGGCGGAACACATCCGGTACATGGTTGAAACTATTGCTCACCATCAGGTTGATATTGATTCAGAGGTATAAAACAAATGAGTACTGCACTCGCAACGCTGGCAGGGAAGCTGGCTGAACGTGTCGGCATGGATTCTGTCGACCCACAGGAACTGATCACCACTCTTCGCCAGACGGCATTTAAAGGTGATGCCAGCGATGCGCAGTTCATCGCATTGTTGATCGTCGCCAACCAGTACGGCCTTAATCCGTGGACGAAAGAAATTTACGCCTTCCCTGATAAGCAGAACGGCATCGTTCCGGTGGTGGGCGTTGATGGCTGGTCCCGCATCATCAATGAAAACCAGCAGTTTGATGGTATGGACTTTGAGCAGGACAATGAATCCTGCACATGCCGGATTTACCGCAAGGACCGTAATCATCCGATCTGCGTTACCGAGTGGATGGATGAATGCCGCCGCGAACCATTCAAAACCCGCGAAGGCAGAGAAATCACGGGGCCGTGGCAGTCGCATCCCAAACGGATGTTACGTCATAAAGCCATGATTCAGTGTGCCCGTCTGGCCTTCGGATTTGCTGGTATCTATGACAAGGATGAAGCCGAGCGCATTGTCGAAAATACCGCATACACTGCAGAACGTCAGCCGGAACGCGACATCACTCCGGTTAACGATGAAACCATGCAGGAGATTAACACTCTGCTGATCGCCCTGGATAAAACATGGGATGACGACTTATTGCCGCTCTGTTCCCAGATATTTCGCCGCAACATTCGTGCATCGTCAGAACTGACACAGGCCGAAGCAGTAAAAGCTCTTGGATTCCTGAAACAAAAAGCCACTGAGCAGAAGGTGGCAGCATGACACCGGACATTATCCTGCAGCGTACCGGGATCGACGTGAGAGCTGTCGAACAGGGGGATGATGCATGGCACAAATTACGGCTCGGCGTCATCACCGCTTCAGAAGTTCACAACGTGATAGCAAAGCCCCGCTCAGGAAAGAAGTGGCCTGACATGAAAATGTCCTACTTCCACACCCTGCTTGCCGAGGTTTGCACCGGTGTGGCTCCGGAAGTTAACGCTAAAGCACTGGCCTGGGGAAAACAGTACGAGAACGACGCCAGAACCCTGTTTGAGTTCACTTCCGGCGTGAATGTTATTGAATCCCCGATCATCTATCGCGACGAAAGTATGCGTACCGCCTGCTCTCCCGATGGTTTATGCAGTGACGGCAATGGCCTTGAGCTGAAATGCCCGTTTACCTCCCGGGATTTCATGAAGTTCCGGCTCGGTGGTTTCGAGGCCATAAAATCGGCTTACATGGCCCAGGTGCAGTACAGCATGTGGGTGACACGAAAAGATGCCTGGTACTTTGCCAACTATGACCCACGTATGAAGCGTGAAGGACTGCATTATGTCGTGGTTGAGCGGGATGAAAAGTACATGGCGAGTTTTGACGAGATGGTGCCGGAGTTCATCGAAAAAATGGACGAGGCACTGGCTGAAATTGGTTTTGTATTTGGGGAGCAATGGCGATGAAGCATCCTCACGATAATATCCGGGTAGGTGCGATCACTTTCGTCTACTCCGTTACAAAGCGAGGCTGGGTATTTCCCGGCCTTTCTGTTATCAGAAATCCCCTGAAAGCACAGCGGCTGGCTGAGGAGATAAATAATAAACGGGGAGCTGTATGCACAAAGCATCTCCCGTTGAGTTAAGAACGAGTATCGAGATGGCACATAGCCTCGCTCAAATTGGAGTCAGGTTTGTGCCAATACCAGTAGAAACAGACGAAGAATTTCATACGTTAGCCGCATCCCTTTCACAAAAGCTGGAAATGATGGTGGCGAAAGCAGAAGCAGATGAGAGAGACCAGGTATGACAACCACTGAATGTATTTTTCTGGCAGCGGGCTTCATATTCTGTGTGCTTATGCTTGCCGACATGGGGCTTGTTCAATGACACCTCAGCAAGAAAACGCCCTTCGCAGCATTGCCCGTCAGGCTAATTCTGAAATCAAAAAAGCCAGACAGCAGTTTCCGGATAAAAACGTCGATGACATTTGCCGTAGCGTACTGAAGAAGCACCGCGAAACGGTAACGCTGATGGGATTCACACCGACTCATTTAAGCCTGGCAATCGGCATGTTAAACGGCGTCTTTAAGGAACGATGAACATGAAAAGCAAAATTATCAGGGAGCTACAGGCTCCTTTTTTATTGCTCGCATTTACCCCCAAGCGTATTAACCAACAATTCAGGGATTAATGGAAGATGGCAGACATCATTGATTCAGCATCAGAAATTGAAGAATTACAGCGCAACACAGCAATAAAAATGCGCCGCCTGAACCACCAGGCTGTATCTGCCACTCATTGTTGTGAGTGTGGCGATCCCATAGATGAGCTAAGACGCCTGGCCGTTCAGGGTTGTCGGACTTGTGCAAGTTGCCAGGAAGATCTGGAGCTTATCAGTAAACAGAGAGGTTCGAAGTGAGCGTAATTCACTCTCAGGCACTGCGTGAAGCGGCAGAGCAGGCAATGCCTGACAACTGGGGATTTGACGCGGACCTTTTCCATGAGCTGGTAACACCATCGATTGTGCTGACACTGCTGGATGAACGGGAAAGAAACCAGCAATACATCAAACGCCGCGACCAGGAGAACGAGGATATTGCGCTAACGGTGGGGAAACTGCGTGTTGAGCTGGAGACAGCAAAAATCAAAACTCAACGAGCAGCGTGAGTAGAAGGTGTTATCTCGGATGGAAGTAAGCGTATTGCTGAACTGGAGGCCTGGGTTGAATACACAAGAGCTGCATACGTAAGAGCAAAAGACAAGGGAGATTTGATCAGAGTTATTACCCGCCAACCAACGGGATTTTACGCTTACGTACCATGTAATTAGGAATCCTTGAAGTGGCAGCCTAACTGCGGATACACTGAAATGGCGATTTGGTAACATGTTTCGCACAAGGCTGTTACTACACTTAGAGATAATCAGCCATGATTAAACGCTTTGTAAAAAGTAAAAGGAAATTACAATGAAAAAATCAATACTAATTTTAGGGCTTACGTTAATTGTCTCATCTCAAATACCATCGGCAATGGCAAAAAATGAATCAAAACTATGGGTTGTTGTTGATCGAACGGAAAGACATACCTGCCCTTCAAGTAAATGTGGAGTGGCTGGGAAACTATTTTTCAGGGAAGGCGTAGATTTTCTAGAAAAAAAAGGTGAATGGGTTCGTATAACTGAGCCATATTCAGCCTCATGTGTTGGAGGGGAAAGCGAATATATTAAAGAAGGTAATAAATCCTGCACAAGAAAAAATGGAATCGTTAATGGCAAGTTTTCAGAATGGGTTAAACTTAGTGATCTTAGCAGTGAAAGGCCATCAGATCCTGCTGAAAATGCGAGCGGAGATGATACTTTAATCAAAGGATCTGATGACTACCGTATATACAAAAAAGAGTTTTCTTCGGCAGCTAGGAAGTTAATAAATGAAGGGGTCTGCACGGAAAGCGATTTTAAGGAAATCGGAGGGTGGATGGCATCAAGCAATAAGGGTGAAAACATCTATTTCACATATTGCGGAGGAATGACGTTGTCGAACAGAATATATCTAGACGTTAAAAGTGGAAAGACTTTTAGATAATATGATATTACCAATGACAGCATTAATTTAATGCCTCCATAGAATTATCTCCAGGAAGTAAGTATAAGAAAAGCCCGCACAATGAGCTGCTGCGGGCTTTGTGTTATTCGCCATATTTTATGAAGCAAATACGACACTATAGATAATTAAGCGTTACTGGTTGTCGATTCCTCACTCATTCCTGCTGATGGCTGTCTTCTTGTATGTGCCATTGAAGGGTAATATCGCGTAAAAAGATACCGGAAGTATCCGCGCCGCCATGATTGTCTTTCTCCTGATGCAGGAAAAGCAGAATGACTAGATCAGCAGCAGAGCGCAAAGCCGATCAGAGAGCCAAGCAAGCATCATCCGGTATGCGTAAGCTGGAGCTTGTACTTGATGCTCAGGAAATTGAAATGCTGGAGCGTAACTGAGCCACGCGCCGCTTCAGGCGTGCGCCTTACGAGTTTGGTGAGTACATAGCATTACTGAGCCGCCAGGATGATGCACGTGTGCGCTGGCGTATAAAATCGATTAGCAGAAAACGTTGCCGTAAGTGCGGCGAGAGAGTTCCTGTTAATTCATGCCCGTGTAATGGTGACTCACAATACTGGGTGACCAAAGGCTGGCACGAAACAAAATTAATGATATAAATCTCTGTGACATGTCACGGAGGCGGCAATGAAATTAGACCAGCAATATCTAAAAGATCTACTTATCGCATTCGAAAAAACTTATGGCCCTGACACGATGCTTAGTGAACTAGAGGATAATGGCTTTAATAGATATGACCAAAATTTTATTTTCCATATGCGATTATTATGTGACTACGAATTAATAGTTAGGGTTGATGGAAAACCAGGGTTCGGTCATATAATGTCCAACGAGTTAGGGGAAGGTGTTGAATATAGTTGGATCGAAGTACCACTGAGGTTGACAGCAAGAGGGCATGATTTTATTGCTGACTTACGTCAAAAGGAGGTCTGGCAAGCTATAAAAACAAACTTTAAGGATGAGGGAATTAGTACTCTTATGAGTGTTTCAAAATCACTAGCAAAAGTCTTTGCAAGGAAAAAAATAAAAGATATTACAGGAATAGATATTGAATAATTCTTAGCATCAAGCAACTACTGCCTTTGGTGAAAATTATATCTGAACTCGCTACGGCGAGTTTTGTTTTACGGAGATGATAAATGCACTTCAGAGTCACTGGTGAATGGAATGGAGAACCATTCAACAGAGTTATCTAAGCAGAGAACATCAATGACTGCTATGACAACTGGATGATATGGGCGCAGATAGCACATGCAGACATAACCAATATTCGAATTGAAGAACTGAAAGAACACCAAGCCGCCTGATGGCGGTTTTTTCTTGCGTGTAATTGCGGAGACTTTGCGATGTACTTGACACTTCAGGAGTGGAACGCTCGCCAGCGACGCCCAAGAAGCCTTGAAACAGTTCGTCGATGGGTGCGCGAATGCAGGATATTCCCTCCTCCGGTTAAGGATGGAAGAGAGTATCTGTTCCACGAATCAGCGGTAAAGGTTGACTTAAATCGACCAGTAACAGGTAGCCTTTTGAAGAGGATCAGAAATGGGAAGAAGGCGAAGTCATGAGCGCCGGGATTTACCCCCTAACCTTTATATAAGAAACAATGGATATTACTGCTACAGGGACCCAAGGACGGGTAAAGAGTTTGGATTAGGCAGAGACAGGCGAATCGCAATCACTGAAGCTATACAGGCCAACATTGAGTTATTTTCAGGACACAAACACAAGCCTCTGACAGCGAGAATCAACAGTGATAATTCCGTTACGTTACATTCATGGCTTGATCGCTACGAAAAAATCCTGGCCAGCAGAGGAATCAAGCAGAAGACACTCATAAATTACATGAGCAAAATTAAAGCAATAAGGAGGGGTCTGCCTGATGCTCCACTTGAAGACATCACCACAAAAGAAATTGCGGCAATGCTCAATGGATACATAGACGAGGGCAAGGCGGCGTCAGCCAAGTTAATCAGATCAACACTGAGCGATGCATTCCGAGAGGCAATAGCTGAAGGCCATATAACAACAAACCCTGTCGCTGCCACTCGCGCAGCAAAATCAGAGGTAAGGAGATCAAGACTTACGGCTGACGAATACCTGAAAATTTATCAAGCAGCAGAATCATCACCATGTTGGCTCAGACTTGCAATGGAACTGGCTGTTGTTACCGGGCAACGAGTTGGTGATTTATGCGAAATGAAGTGGTCTGATATCGTAGATGGATATCTTTATGTCGAGCAAAGCAAAACAGGCGTAAAAATTGCCATCCCAACAGCATTGCATGTTGATGCTCTCGGAATATCAATGAAGGAAACACTTGATAAATGCAAAGAGATTCTTGGCGGAGAAACCATAATTGCATCTACTCGTCGCGAACCGCTTTCATCCGGCACAGTATCAAGGTATTTTATGCGCGCACGAAAAGCATCAGGTCTTTCCTTCGAAGGGGATCCGCCTACCTTTCACGAGTTGCGCAGTTTGTCTGCAAGACTCTATGAGAAGCAGATAAGCGATAAGTTTGCTCAACATCTTCTCGGGCATAAGTCGGACACCATGGCATCACAGTATCGTGATGACAGAGGCAGGGAGTGGGACAAAATTGAAATCAAATAATGATTTTATTTTGACTGATAGTGACCTGTTCGTTGCAACAAATTGATAAGCAATGCTTTTTTATAATGCCAACTTAGTATAAAAAAGCAGGCTTCAACGGATTCATTTTTCTATTTCATAGCCCGGAGCAACCTGTGAATACATTTTCAGTTTCCCGTCTGGCGCTGGCATTGGCTTTTGGCGTGACGCTGACCGCCTGTAGCTCAACCCCGCCCGATCAACGTCCTTCTGATCAAACCGCGCCTGGTACCTCTTCTCGCCCGATTCTGTCGGCAAAAGAAGCGCAGAATTTCGATGCTCAACACTATTTTGCATCCCTGACACCAGGTGCTGCAGCGTGGAATCCTTCCCCGATTACCCTGCCTGCGCAACCTGACTTTGTTGTCGGCCCGGCGGGCACTCAAGGTGTAACGCATACCACGATTCAGGCGGCGGTAGATGCGGCAATTATCAAGCGTACCAACAAGCGCCAGTATATTGCCGTGATGCCTGGTGAGTATCAGGGAACGGTATATGTCCCTGCCGCTCCGGGTGGAATTACTCTGTACGGTACAGGTGAAAAACCGATTGATGTGAAGATTGGGCTTTCCCTTGATGGTGGCATGAGCCCTGCCGACTGGCGTCACGACGTCAACCCGCGCGGCAAATATATGCCAGGTAAACCAGCGTGGTATATGTACGATAGCTGCCAGAGCAAACGCAGCGACAGTATCGGTGTTCTCTGCTCTGCGGTCTTCTGGTCACAAAACAATGGCCTGCAACTGCAAAATCTGACCATCGAAAACACGCTGGGCGATAGCGTAGATGCAGGTAACCATCCGGCGGTGGCACTGCGTACTGATGGTGACCAGGTACAGATTAACAACGTTAACATTCTCGGTCGTCAGAACACCTTCTTTGTCACCAACAGCGGTGTGCAGAACCGTCTGGAAACGAATCGTCAGCCGCGTACGCTGGTGACCAACAGCTACATTGAAGGGGATGTGGATATCGTTTCTGGTCGCGGCGCAGTGGTGTTCGATAACACCGAATTCCGCGTGGTGAACTCACGTACTCAGCAAGAAGCGTATGTGTTTGCACCGGCTACGCTGTCCAACATTTACTACGGTTTCCTCGCCGTAAACAGCCGTTTCAATGCTTTCGGTGATGGTGTGGCGCAACTGGGCCGCTCGCTGGATGTTGATGCCAATACCAACGGTCAGGTGGTGATCCGTGATAGCGCCATCAACGAAGGTTTTAACACGGCTAAACCGTGGGCCGATGCGGTGATCTCTAATCGTCCGTTTGCGGGTAATACCGGCAGCGTAGATGATAACGACGAAATACAGCGCAATCTGAATGACACTAACTACAACCGCATGTGGGAATACAATAACCGCGGCGTGGGCAGCAAAGTGGTTGCAGAGGCGAAGAAGTAA